AGGGCGCGTGAGCGTCGGCACCGTGGTCGACCACATCGTCCCGCTTTGGAAGGGCGGTAGCGACGCCGATTCGAACAAGGAGCTGCTGTGCCAGGCCCCTTGCCACGATGCCAAGACGGCGCGCGAGGCGGCGGAGCGGGCGCGCGACGGTTGACCCACCTCCATGCCTGAAGGGTAGGGGGTGTTATAAGTCTGACAACCTTCGTCACCCGACACCGCATAGTCTCTCACGCGTAGAAAAAAGTCCCCCTGGAGGAAATTGTTAATGGCTTTAACAGGCAAAAAGCGAGCCTTCGCCGATGCCGTTCTGGCCGGGTTCTCGAATAAGGAAGCGGCAATTCGCGCTGGCTACAGCGCGGCAACCGCTGCACAAGCTGGCGCCAGACTTGTTAAAGACAAGGACGTTGCCGCTCATCTCGCCGCCAACAAGAAGACGGCGGCGGGCAGGCCGGTTGCGGCAGCTCCGCCACCTCCGCCGCCGCCGACGTTTGACATCAGCGCGGCGCTGATGCACTCCGACCCGAAAGCCTTCCTTCTAGCCGCAATGAACGATGGCGCATTGGATCCGAAGCTCCGGCTCGACGCGGCCAAGGCACTGATGCCCTTCACGCATACAAAGCTGGGGGAGGGCGGAAAGAAGGACCAAAAGCAGGATGCGGCAAGGAAGGCCGGCGCCGGTAAGTACGGCTCCGCCGAGCCGCCCAAGCTGGCGGCGAACAACGGTAAGAGGGTGTGATGCCAGAATGGACCACAGCATGCCCAGACTGGGCCGAGCGGCTTCGCACTGGGCAGTCAATCATCCCTCCTCCCATCTTCCCCGAGGAGGCGGAGGCAAACCTCGAGGTGATGCGCGATCTGCGAATTGTTGACGCGCCGGGCAGCCCGCGAATCGGCGACGCCTCTGGTCAATGGGTTTTTGACTTAGCCGCATCCGTCTTTGGCGCGTACGACGCAAATAGCGGTCGACGGCTGATCAAAGAGTGGTTCGTGATGTTGCCGAAAAAGAATTTTAAGTCTGGCTTGGCTGCCTCGATTATGTTGACGTGCCTGGTCCGCAACTGGAGGCAATCGGCTGAATTTACCATTCTCGCCCCTACCAAGGAGGTGGCCGATAACAGCTTCGGTCCTGCGCGGGATATGGTGAATTACACGGACGAGGACGACTACAGCGAACTACTCGACCTCATTCATGTGCAGGAGCACGTCAAGACGCTCAAGCACCGCGAGAAGAACGCGACGCTGAAGGTTGTCGCAACCGACAGTGCCACGGTCGCTGGCAAAAAATCGGTAGGCACGCTTATTGAGGAGCTTTGGCTGTTTGGCAAACAGGCGAACGCCAAGGACATGTTCCGAGAGGCGCTAGGAGGATTGGCCTCGCGCCCCGAGGGCTTCGTCATTTGGGTGACAACGCAAAGTGACGAGCCGCCGGCCGGTGTGTTCAAGGAAAAGCTGCAGTATGCCCGCGACGTCCGCGACGGCAAAATCCATGACCCGCAGTTCGTGCCGATCATCTACGAGCACCCGCCGGAGTTGGTCAAGACAAAGGAACACCTGAAGCTCGAAAACCTGCCGATGGTGAATCCGAACTACGGATACTCGGTGGACAGCGCGTTCCTTGAGCGCGAATACATGAAGGCCGAGATCGAGGGCGAAGAGTCCTTGCGCGGCTTCCTTTCGAAGCACGGTAACGTCGAAATCGGCTTGAATCTGCGCTCGGATCGCTGGTCTGGTGCTGATTTTTGGGAATATCCGGTCGACCAGTCGATCACCCTCGACTCACTGCTTGCTCGCTGCGAAGTTGCTGTTGTCGGCATCGATGGCGGCGGCCTGGATGACTTGCTGGGCCTCGTCGTCATCGGGCGAACCAAAGAGCCGGAAACGTATTTCCAGCCGCCGCATCGCGACGAGAACGACAGGGAAGTGCGCGGGCAGAAGGTAACGAAAAAGCGCTGGGTATTTTGGGCGCATGCCTGGGCTCACCGCATCGTGCTCGAGCGCCGAAAGGATATCGCCGCGCAACTGCTCGACTTCGCCAAGGGCGGGGATCTTACGCTGGTCAATACGCCTGGCGACGACGTCGAGCAGGTCGCCAGCCTGATTTGCCAAGTCCGTGACGCCGGTCTCCTTCCGGAAGAGAAGGGGATCGGTGTCGACGCCTCCGGCATTGGCGACATCGTGGACGAGCTGCTGACCGAAGACCGCGGCATCGACATCAAACAGATCGTCGCGATATCGCAGGGCTACAAGCTCAACGGTTCGATCAAGACAACCGAGCGAAAGGTCGCCAGCGCACAGCTGGTGCACGCTGGCAGGCCGCTGATGGCATGGTGCGTCGGCAATGCCCGCATTGAGGACAAAGGTAACGCCATCCTCGTGACAAAGCAGGCGTCAGGCAAGGCAAAGATCGACCCGCTGATGGCCGGCTTCTGCGCAGTCTCGCTGATGTCTCTGAATCCGGCTGCGGCCGTGACCAACGACTGGATTGACGACATGGTCGTCGGATAACAGGATCTCAATGAGCGAAACCAAGATGAAAAAGCCCGGCAGGGTCAAATCTGCCGTGCTCAAGTGGCTCGGTGCGCCGATTTCGCTCACTGACGGCGAGTTCTGGGGTGCCTGGAATGGGTCCAGCGCCGGCGGCAAGCCAGTTACGGTCGACTGCGCGCTGCAGTTGAGTACGGTATGGGCATGTGTTCGACTGATCTCGGAAACGATCTCTACCCTGCCACTTGGATTTTACGAAAAAATGCCTGACGGCTCGCGCCGCGCGGCCACGGATCACCCACTTTATGAGCTGCTGCACAGCCAACCGAACGCCGATATGACGGCCGTTCAGTTCTGGGAGGCTGTTATCGCGTCCATGCTCCTCTGGGGTAACGCGTACATCGAAAAAGCCCGGATCGGTAAGCGCGTCGTCGCACTGAATTTCCTGCTGCCTCAGCGCATGCAGAAGCGCCGCCTAACCGACGGCTCGATGGAGTACAAGTACCTCGACCTCGATGGAAAGCTCCGAGTTATCGCGGAAAACGACCTTGTCAACATCCCAGCGTTCAGCCTCGATGGTGTCAACGGCCTGACGCCGATGGCGTACGGCGCTAAAGTCTTTGGCGCAGCACACGCGACGAACGATGCAAGCGCGAAGGTGTACAGCACAGGCATGCGCGCTGCCGGCTTCCTAAAGGTGCAGGGCAAGCTCGATAAGGATCAGCGCGAGGCACTGCGCGAGCGGCTTAAGACCTTCACCGCAGGCGGGCCGGAAGCCGGCACTGCGATGGTTCTGGAGAACGGTACCGACTACACGCAACTGTCAATCAATCCGAACGACTCGCAGATGCTGGAAAGCCGGCAGTTTGCGGTCGAGGAGATTTGCCGATGGTTCCGAACCCCACCTTCGATGGTCGGTCACGGCGGCGCGGCGTCAAACTGGGGAACTGGCATCGAACAGCAGATGATCGGCTTCCTGACGTTCGCGCTGCGCCCGATCATATCTAAGGTTGAGCATGCCATCCGCAAGTCGATCATCGAACCAGGCGAAAAGACACGATTCTTCGCCGAGTTCGGCGTCGAAGGTCTGCTTCGTGCAGACAGCGCTGCTCGCGCCCAGTTCTATTCGACGATGACCCAGAACGGCATCTACACCCGCAACGAAGTTCGCCAGCTCGAGAACATGCCGCGAATGGACGGCGGCGACGAGTTGACCGTTCAGAGCAACATGATCCCCTTGTCCATGCTGGGCAAGATCACATCGACCGCCGGCGCCGCCAAGAATGCGCTGCTGGACTGGCTCGGCCTGAAACAAGACGGAGAAGCAAAACATGAAGCATAAGAGCGGGGCGGTTCTGGAGCGTAAAGAGTTCGCCTTTAAGGCGGGCGATGTCGGCGAAGACGGTACTTTCACTGGCTACGGCTCGGTCTTCGGTAATGTCGACGGCGGTCGCGACATCGTTGCTAAGGGCGCCTTCGCCGAAAGCCTCAAGGCCATCAAAGAGTCAGGCGATCCGCTCCCGGCGCTCTGGCAGCACAACTCGCGCGAACCGATCGGCGGCTTCGACCTGCTGGAGGAAGACGACCATGGACTGAAGGTCGGCGGTTTCCTCTTGAAGGGCGAGGTCGTACGTGCTGCCGAGGCCTATGCGCTGATGAAGCGCCGGATCGTCAAGGGCCTGTCGATCGGATATTACGTGCTCGAGGACAGCTGGAACGAGAAGGAGGGCATCCGTACTCTCATCAAGCTCGAGCTGGTCGAGATCAGCATCGTCACCTTCCCAATGAACGAAGAAGCGACGATCGATAGCGTCAAGTCGATGGATCGCATCCTCAAGGCCGGCAATTTGCCAAGCCTCCCTGAATTCGAGAGCTTCCTGTGCGAGGCAGGGTTCTCAAAAACGCAGGCCAAAGCCATCGCTGGTAATGGTCTGCGCAAACTGCTTGATCGGCGTGAGGCCGATGGCGACACCAGCGATGTGCTGACAGCCCTGAAGGGCTTCAGCTTGCAGTAAAACCCGTCACCGACCTACATCGAACCCGCCTTGAGCGGGTTTTTTCATTTCTGGAGTAATAAATGTCCGATCAAACCCAAATCGAGATCAAAGAAGCGCTGTCGAAAATCACCGACCAGGTGAAGGCCGCCGGCGAGCAGGCGCTGGCCGAGGCGAAAAAAGCGGGCGATGCGTCCGAAAAAACCAAGGAAAAAGTGGACGAGATGCTCGTCCAGTACGGCGAACTGAAGGCTCGCCTGACCGAAGTCGAGCAGAAGGCCGCCCGCCGCCCTGGTGGCGGCGAGGAGTCCGAGTTCAAGACAATCGGCCAGCGCGTTGTCGACAGCGACGGCTTCAAGAGCATGAACAGCTCGGCCCAGAAGTCGATGCGCGTGCAGATGGAGCGCAAGGACCTGTTGAACGTGACCGCCACCGTGGGCTCGGGCGCAAGCTCGTCGAACTCGCTGGTCATCGCTGACCGCCAGCCGGGTATCATCGCTCCGCCGCAGCGCAAGATGACGATCCGCGACCTGATCATGCCGGGCCAGACCGACACCAACTCGATCGAGTACGTTCGCGAGACCGGCTTCACCAACAACGCCGCCCCGCGTGCGGAAGGTGCCGCAATGGCGAAGTCGAACCTGACCTTCGACCTGAAGACCGCGCCGGTCCGCACCATCTCGCACATCTTCAAGGCGTCCCGCCAACTACTGGATGACGCCAAGGGCCTGGCGAGCTACATCAACGGCCGCGCCGAATACGGTCTGCGCTTCCGCGAAGAGCTGCAGTTCCTGTTCGGCGATGGCACCGGCGCCAACATCCTCGGTATCGTGCCGCAGGCGTCGGCTTACGTCGCGCCGATCACGCTGACCTCGCCGACCGCGATCGACAAGCTGCGCCTGGCGATCCTGCAGGCGATCCTGGCCGAGTACGCCGCCAACGGCTTCGTACTGAACCCGATCGACTGGACCGGCATCGAGCTGACCAAGGACACGCAGAACCGCTACATCGTCGGCTCGCCGGTCAACGGCACTACCCCGCGCCTGTGGGGTCTGCCGGTCGCCGAAACCCAGGCGATGCCTGCCAACTCGTTCCTGACCGGCGCATTCGACCTCGCCGCCCAGGTCTTCGACCGCCAGGAAATCGAGGTGATGCTGTCCACCGAGAACGTGGACGACTTCGAAAAAGGCATGTGCACGATCCGCGCGGAAGAGCGCGCCGCACTGGCGGTGTACCGCCCGGAAGCCTTCGTGACCGGCTCGCTGGCCTAACGCTAACCAAGGGGCCGCCTCCGGGCGGCTCCGCGTAAGGAGAGGTGCATGAATAACGAAGATGTCGTCATGGCGCAGGCCGTTAAGACGTTTCAAGGCGATGAAGGCTTCAAAACGCCGGAAAGTGAACCGTTCGAAGTGTCGCGGCAGCGCTTTGCGGATCTGAAAGCCAATGGGCTCGTCCTCGAGGCGAACGCCGCCGCGGCGGAGCCGCAGCACGAGCAGGCCGCCGAGCCCGTCGAAGGCAAGCCCGCGCGCGGCAATCGCGCCAAGCGGTAACCCCATGAGCCCCGTAACCGCCGCCTGGCTAGCCAACGTGCGCGCCGAGGCTGCGGCTCCGGGCGCTCTCTTTGTCATCGTTCGCAGCAAAGCTGCATCGGTGGCGATTCCCCCTGAAGACATAGTCGGCAAGCCCGACGACGAGCTGCTTTCGTTTATCGAAGCGCGGCTCGCTGAACAATGAGAGAACGACATGGCCAAGTGGGTGCACAGCGACGTCCTGGACGGCGGGTTGAACGCGATTAAGAGCGGCGCGACCAAGATGATCCTGGTGAAGAACTACGCCGCCGGCGACAGCTACGCAACCGTGACCGGCAATGCCCTGGCAACCGTCACCATGACGAGCGCCGACTACACGCTGGCGAGCGCGGGCAGCAATCGCACGATCACCACCGCCGCAAAGAGCGCGACCGCCACTGCTGCCGCGACCGGAACCGGCGAAAACCATCACTTCGCCTTCACGGACGGCAGCGCAAAAGTGCTTTGGGTCACCGATGAAACCGGCGAGCTGGCGAACAACGTCGGCGACACCATCAATTTCCCGGCCCTGACCTACACCAGCA